ATTTTGGTGTCTTTGAATTTAACGGAAAGTTGATGGTATGCAGATATGACATATGGAGGGGAACTATTGCTGAAGAAGCACAATATAGATGTGGCTGGGTATATCGTACCAAGGAAGAAACGGAAGCTGCCTTGCCTAAGGTAGCTTCGGAATTAGGAGTGGAATATAAAATTTAGGAGAGAAAACTGCAACATGTTGCAAAAATCTCTTGTAAAAAGGAGGCAATTATGAAAAGAACCATTGGCAATAAACTTAATGACTACAAACATTTGAAACCGCCCGGAAGTGAATTCTTGCCACGATTAGTAATGATTAGACGTGCCGTAAATGTTGTTTTTAGAAGAAATAGATATGCGTGGCTCAGTTTAAAAAAAATGTTTGTGCAAAGAATGAAAGCAAAGCACCCGGAAGCCGTCGAAAAATGGCCGAAAAAACGTAGACAGTAAGGAGGCAAAAATGCTGATTAAGATTGACGAAACGCAATGGATTAAAGCAAAGAAAATAAATGCGGTTAAAGTACATCAAAGAGGCATCAAGAAACAGTGGGATGTTTGCGTGTATACAGACAGAGAGAAATGTGTCTATGGCACTTATGATACTAAGGATGAGGCCTTGCGAATTCTCGATTACTTGGCTGCAACTATCAACAGTAAAAATAAATAACTAGCCCTAGGGTGCGGCGGCTGGGTTGCCGAATGGCAGTAGGTTCCCAAGAATTCCCACGCCGTCGCTTTTTATAAAAAGGAGGCAGAAATGATTAAGTTTATTTCTTACGACGGAGCTTGGCCTAACTTGTGCCGTGGAACTTTGACTGTCGAGAAGGACGGAAAGCAATATTCTATGGCGAATGTTTTAGTATCCGGAGGAAGTGTAAGTTTTGACAACGACTGGGAAGAGTGTATTGAAGAAGGCGACTGGTCAATAGACCGCGATGCTCTTGTACCAGAACTGCAAGATGACTGGCGCGAATTAGAATCTTTAGTAAACGATGAGATTCCGCACGGCTGCTGCGGCGGTTGTATTTAAGGAGATAAGAAAATGAAAAAAACAACGGTTAAATATCTTTATGAAGTATCTGTCAGCTATCCTTTAGTATCCATAAGCAAATATAGATGCTTATCATGCAAAGTTAGTTTTTTGGATGCGGATGCTGACTATCAATACTGCCCTTACTGCGGCAGAAAGATTAAAAGGACAGTTGATTAAGCCCATGGGTGCGGAGGCGTGGCTGTATTTAAGGAGGTACCAAAAATGATTGACCACAAAAAATTAAAGCAGGCGGTAAAACTGCTGAAAGAAAGCGGTGCTGATTACGCGCTTGGCTATGACTGCGGCGGATACACAACTTACAGCGCGTCTATGATAGTAGACCACTGCAACATTTTTGACAGCATTATGAGAGAGGTCATCATTGGAGCAGCAAGAGTTGTCTATATAAATGATGGCGAACCGGGCGCTCTACGAAGCTTAGATAGAATGAGCACAGCAATTACGCATGCTCGTCGTGAAACAAAGTTTAGAGCAGGTGAAGAAAGGGTGGAAAGCAATGATTGATTATAAGAAAGCCGAGCAGGCGGATAAATTGTTGTTGGAAAGCGGCGTCCCGTTTATGCTTGCTTACGATGATACTGCTAAACATATGATTTGCCGTGCGTTCGGCAACTATCCGACACTTAAAGAGTTTATAGTGACGATGATGGTGCAGGCTGTGGTAAATGTACAGAGCAAATACGGCGAAGAAGCAGCCATGAAGGAATTGATGGGTATGATGACTGAAGCGGCACAACAGTATTGCGAAGCAACAAAAGGAGATGAGAAATGCGAGGTACTGAATTGATGAAACATTACCGGCTTAGATGGGAAAGTATAGCGTTCCCAGATATGGGACTTACAGAAATCGTTGAGGCAGAAACGGCGAAAGACGCTAAAGTCAAGGCTGAAAAGAATTCTACCGATGAATTTCTGTCAGTATATTATTTAGACGAAATAGAGGAGGTACCAGAATGTGTAGTAAACATATGAGTGAATTCGTGTGCCAACAGCTTGACGAATTGGAGGCGCTGTTTAAGAAAAAGCATGAACAGTATTCCTCCGGCGCAGATGAGCTTGCTAATTTTCGCTGCGGCGCGCTGCTGAACGGACGCACGGACGATGCAGAGGGAATGTTTGAGGAACTGAAAGCGTATGCGGCAAAGCATATCGCTTTTGTTTATACTCACGATATTCACGGCGATAAAATCGCTGAAAGTTTGAAGGACATTGCCGTATATAGTCTGATTGGCTTGTATATGGCAGAGCTGGCGAAGGCTGAGGACGAAGAAACATATAGCCTGGGGCCTTGCCTTGATAGTGCTTTAATCGCAGCTGCAAACAAAAGCATTAAAGCTTTTCGCGAGGTGCAACATGAGCTTGATTCTGCTCGTGCGGTGCGGGATAAGAAAGAGGATACAGAAAAATGAATTTGACGTTTACGATTCCAGGCGAACCGACGGCGCAGGGCAGACCTCGCTTCTCTACTCATGGCGGATTTGTAAAAGCATACGACCCGGAGAAAAGCCGCAACTATAAAGCCTATGTCAAACTGTTAGCTAGTGAAGCGATGCAAAATATAGGGCTGACACTCACGGAATTGCCCCTGGGAGTAGAGATAATAGCTGACGTGGGTATTCCTGCCAGCAAGTCAAAAAAATTCAAGGAGCAGGCTTTAAACGGCTTACAGTTACCGATAAAAAAACCCGATGTTGATAACGTCGCAAAGATTATTCTTGATTCTATATCTGGTATTGTCTATAAGGATGATAAACAGATTGTTAAACTTACAGTATCTAAAAAATATAGTGACATACCGAAAGTTGAGGTGAAAATTTATAATGTTGAATAACTGTTTAATACTTGGCTGGGTGAAGTTTGAACCTACGGTGCAAGTTATGAAGAACGGCAAAGAGGTATGCAACCTTGAAATTCAGTGCTCCAGAACGTACCTTGATAAGGACGGCAAAAAGATTTATGACTACATTTCCTGCCGCTGCTTTATCCCCGGACTGATTAAATATATCAGCAACTACATCACAAAAGGCACGCAAGTTATTGTCGGCGGACGCTTCCAGACTGATTTATACGTGGATAGAAACGGCAAAAATTCTAAAGCAAGCTATTTACTGCTGGAGCATTTGGAAAGCGTAAAGATTGCGCAAACCACTACGCCTTATCCCCCAAAAGCGGAACAGAAAGACCCGCTCGATGATGTGGACTGGTAAAGAAAATGGATTACGCAGAAGCAGCAGACCACGTAGAAAGTTTGTTCTTCGCTAAAAATGCTATTGGCAAAGCGGTTGTTTCTGCCAGGATGCAGCAGAGGGCAGAACGCTTGGAATTTGATATGAGGACCGGCGGCGATTCTACGGCACGGCTCGCGATTCAAGCAGTAACGCCGCTTGCTGCGGTCCGGTGTATTTATCTTGGGCAGGCGTTTTTGGTTTATCAGCCGGAAAAATGGCTGGATGTTATGGAACGTTCGCTTCTTCTGTTTCGGCAGCGGTTTGGTGACAAGTCTTATAAGGCGATTCAGCACCGGTATGTATACCATTGGACGGTCCGCAAAATCTCCGTTATGGATGAAATTAGCCCGCAGGTGTACGCGCTCCGTCGCCGCTCATTCATTGACGGCCTGCTCATGCTGGCGATTCAAGAAGGACTGCTTCGGATTGACATAAACGCCAACAGTTTCCAAAAGGCCAGGGCAGAACAGAAAAAAGAAGGTTAAAGGCAGGCGCTGCCGCTTCCAGGCGTTAGAAAAACGCTTGCAATTGGCTAGGCGTTATGCTATAATAGCCTTGTCGATAAGCGTAAGCGCCTTTCAAGTATTGCGCTTGTCGGTTCAGCTCTAAAGGCGTAAAGCTGGCACGGATTGAAAGAATTATATTTTTATGTTTCACACAACAAACAAAAAAGCCGGGGCTTTCGCCTCGGCCTTTTTGTTTTTTCGCTTCCCTAAAGTATGCGCTGCACGCACGGAAAAGGGCCGCCACACATTCCAATCATGGCGGCCCTAGTGATTATACCTGTAAAAGATTTCGCCTTCAAAAATACATAGCCTGCTCACGTTTGCAGGATACAGAAAAGCCCCGGGGCGTTTGTCTCGGGGCTTGTTTTTATAAACTGCGCTTCACTTTGTCGCTCATCGGCGTGTTATCTGCTTCACGCTCATAGTAATTAGAGCCGGCAGAAAACTCCCATTCTTCTTCATCGTCGCGGGTGTATTCCGCTTCTTCTATGTAGTATTCTACATAGAGAATATCGCTGCCGCTCTTGTTGTCGATGTAGGGGCGGCAAGCGTCGCTATTCAAAACGGCTTGCAATTCGGCAAGGCTTTCGCTGCGCTGCAGCTCGACGGGTTCGCAATCGTCTTGCGCTTCCAGGCTGATTAACGGGGCGTAGGCTTTGTAGTCTACGCCGTGGCTGCGGCGCGGCAGCCAAATAGAATTTCTTTTCAAGGTGTAGAGGGTTTTAGTTTCCATGATTTCGCTTCCTTTCGATAATAGCCCGGCTTTCGCCGGGCGGGTGATTCAGTTTTACAGTTCGGTTGCGTCATTGCCAAATGTCGCGCTCATTTCGCCGGCATAATCTGGGCAGTACAAAAATTTTTCCGGGCCGACGATTGCAGCTGCCATTTTATAATAACGGCAAGCCTCCGCGCGTTCGTGCTGCGCTGCAAGGTGGGCGTTGTATTTATCGCTCACTTCGCGGGTTGCTTCTTCACGGCCCATATAATAGGCTATAGCCAACAATTTGTCAAGGCTGTCGCCTTCCATATCTTTAGGATTATCAACTGCTTCTTTCACGCGGGTACGTAAGGTCTTTACCTCTAAATAAATATCTTCGCTTCCAAAGGTCCAGCCCAAAAAATGCTCGGTGTTGATGTCGACGTATTTTGCTACAACTTTGCAAACATGCACGGGGTACGCTTCTGCTTTTGCTTCTCCGGTGGCGGGGTCGCACTCAATAACCGGCGTTGCTGTATTTTCTGCGGCGCTTTGGTCGGTCCAGGTGTAGCAAGCACCGTTTTGAGGGTCGCGCAGGCCCAAAATATAAGCGGGGCGGGCAGCCTGCTTTGCGCTCCACTTTGTCTCAGTCAAATAATTTCTCATAGTTGATTCCTCCTAAAAAATCGCTTCTGCCTATTAATATTCTACACCGGCGGCGGCTTTCCTGCCGGTGTAGTGGGTTGAATAGTTTAAGTTGCTGATTCAGCGGTCTAAACAAAACATACTTACGCTGGTTCCGTATATTTCCGCTTTATATATGCGGTCGGGGTTGGCGTTATACTTTTCAAAAGTCATTTTTTGTTCCTCCTTGAATGTAGCCGTATCGGCTAGTTATTTGCTTTCTATGTCTATGATTATAGCGCATATGGCCATACTTGTCAATAGCCAAAATGGATATTTTTATATTTTTTTCGACTTGTTTTTTAGGCGCGACGGCTATATAATGTAGTAAACAAGATTGGAGGGTAAAAAAACATGAGCAAACAAGCTAGTATTGCAATCAAATATGCGCTGGATAGCGCAAATGTTAAGCGGTCGGCTTTAGCGGCTGCTCTAGGCGTTGCCAACGCTCAAAGCATTAATGATAAGTTGAGCCGCGGCCGCTGGTCCGCCGATGAGCTAGCAACGGCGGCGGAGCTATGCGGTTATAGCTTGGCCCTGGTCGACAAAGCCGGGCGGGTTGCTGTGTCGGTTCCGGCGTCAGCGCCGCCAGCAGATGACGGCAGCAGCCCCGCAGATGATGTAGAGGGCTAAAACAACATTATAAGAGGATAGCAACGGCCGCACGCTGGCAGATGTTCAGCGTGCGGCCGTTCTTTTTTATTTAACAACATTTATTATAGATTGAGGACGTTCACAAAGATTTAAAAAAGTATCATTGACTTAATAGTATTTTTTAAGGCATATAATTTATAACAAGATAATAAATATAATTTAATTGATGATTGACAGATGGATTTTGTTAATCATTTTTTTATTGTCTTTTCTGGTAAATAATGATTATCTTTTCAATATGTATTGTTTATGTATTGTTTACTGATTGTCATTATTGATAATATTAATTATATATACAGTTACAGAGTTTGTAACGAGAATGTGACGGAAATGTTTAAGATTAAAAGTTTATTAAGTAACACAAATACACCAACAAGAGGCAGGCCGCCGGCAATAGTCACCCAGCCGCAGACGTTAGAGGAGTGTGCGGCGTTGCTCAAACAGCAGGGCGCAGCCGTGGCCGTCCTGGCTGTGCAGGACCTGCAGGCCTATTGGCTCAAGATAATGTCAGACAACAAGGCCAGCAACAAGGATAAGCTAGCCGCGTCAAAGCTATATGCTGATAGTATAGGCGCGTTTGACAAGCAGACGCACGCTAACAAGGGCCCGGCTGTGTATCATTGGGGCGCGGCAGATGATGCAGTGATAGTAAACGATTGTTCAGAAGATGCTACCAAAACATAAACATAGATAGAGCTTTTAACATAATCCTTATTATCGGACGTAAAATGATTATCTGTGCTGCTGGTTCCAAATGTTGGCGGCAGGCGTTTACCTGGCATATGTTGCGGCCGTTCCTGCGTGGCTCATGCGGCAGGCCTGCCACGTTTTTGTTTTTGTTTGGCGTGGGTTCTGATTGGTTGTTTGGCGGCGCTGGCGTTGGTGATTTCCCTGGCTTTTCGCAAAATCTGAAATTGATTGTTGCCTTTTCCGCTGGCGTTGAGTGGGGGTGGGTCCCCAAAAATTCGCAGCCGCCGGGGGAGGTAAATACCAAAAATTACCAAAACGAATTTTTCAAGGGGGTAAACATGGAAAACATAATAGAGATACCATATACTCCGCGGCCTGCATGGGCGAAGGTCCTGCATAAGGAATTAAGCAGACACCGCTTTGCAGTAATCGTAGCGCACCGCCGTTTTGGTAAAACAATCGGAATGGTCAATCACCTTATAAGAGATGCTTTGCAGAGCGACTTAATCAGCCCGCAGTATGCTTTGGTAGGTCCGTTCAGCGCGCAGATGGAAATTATTGCGTGGGGACCATTGAAGTATTACACAAGCGTCATAGAAGGCATTAAGGTGAATGAGACAAAGAAGTATGTTGAATTCCCTAGTAAGATACCTGGAGCGCAGGGAGCAAGGATATATATCGTTGGTGCGAATAATCCGGACGCATTGCGCGGTACATATTGGGACGGCGTAATACTTGACGAATATTCGGATATGAAGCCGGAGATGTGGACGCAGATAATCCGACCTGCGATAGAGAACGGCGACAGAAAAGGCTATTGCTATTTCATCGGTACACCTAAAGGGCAGAACAACTTCTATGAGATGTACAAGAAGGCCAAGACGAATAAGCGTTATTTTGCGTATTTGTCGAACGTGTACGATAGCGGCATCTTAGACGCAAAGAGCATAGAAGAACTGAAAGAGGATATGCCGGAGGTAGAATTCAGACAAGAGTATTTGTGTGACTTTAGTGTATCGGCAATCAACGAGCTTTTCAGCCTGGAAGAATTAGACAAGGCCTTTAATAGGGAGCTGACAGAAAAGGATATTCCCTATGATATGCCGCTGGTGCAAGGTGCAGATATAGCGCGTTTCGGTGACGATAGAACGTGTATATGGCAGCGTAAGGGCTTAATGGTATATCCACGGCCGAGAGTTTATAAGAAGCTGAACACGATGCAGACGGCAGATTATATTGCTTTGGCAATGGATGAAAATAGGGCAGATATGACCTTTATAGACGTTGCCAACATGGGTGCTGGCGTAGTCGACAGATTGAGGCAGATGGGGTACACGGCGCTAAGAGAGATACCGTTTCAAGGCGCAGCGATTGAGAATAAGCGATACGAGAATATCAGAGCGGAGATGTACTTCAAGCTAAAAGAGTGGATAGAGGCTGGCGGTGCTTTGCCGGAAGAACCGGGATTAAGAGAAGAGCTGGCAGTCATTCACTACAAATACTCTAAGAACGGGCGTTTAATATTAACGCCTAAAGAGGAGATAAAAGAAAAGCTAGGACGCTCACCGGACCTTGCAGACGGCCTGGCACTAACATTTGCAAGGAAGGTTCCATTAAGGCAATTAGGGCTTGACGATAGAAAGCCTAAAGTGCTGATGTGCAACACAGAATATTCAATTATGGGGGCGATTTAAAAATGGGTGGTATTGCAAAATTATTCGGCGGCGGTAATATGCCGACTATTGAAAAGGTGGACCCGGCACCGACTACCGTTGCGACAAGCAGCGAAGTTGCGACCGGCGGCGATAATAACAAGAAGAAGCGTAAAGGCTTTGCATCAACGCAGACAAGCACTATTGCTAGTGGCGGCGAGGGCGGCCGTAATACTTTAGGCTAAGAGGTAACAGCTTATGAACTTTCAAACGATAGCGGCGAGCAAGCCACAGGGAACACTTCCTAGTGACGGGGTGCCGCTGAAAAAGAACTTGCCGGACCGCCAACGTTTGGTGCGTAAGCTTAAAAGCATGTACGAGGATAGGCGAGATTGGGTAGACAGATGGAAAGAGATAAGAGATTATCAGCTCCCGTTTGTCGGAGAGTTTGACGATACGGCAGACAAGACCAATCCCGCACGCAGACGTGACTTAAAGATTGTGCACGGGGTAGCTTGGAGAGCGGCACAGGTATTCGCTGCTGGCGTTATGAGCGGACTTACACCGCCGAGCCGCCAGTGGTTCAGATTTGCATATAGACGGCCGGAACTGAATACGAATGTTGAGGCTATGAAGGTGCTTGACACAAGACAAGAGATTGTATCAAGCGTGCTTGCAAAGAGCAACTTCTATAACAGCATCCATACTGTATATCTGGAATTGCCTTTTGGACAGTGCCCGATGGCTATATTCTACGACGCAGAAAACGGCGTGAGGTTTCAGACAATGACAATCGGTACTTATGCACTTGAAGCAGACGGCTTCGGCAAGGTAACTACTTTTGCAAGAAAGTACGATATGACTTTGCAGCAGCTAGCAGACTGCTTCGGCGTAGACGCTTTGCCCGACAATCTGAAAGGACTGTTAGACAATCAGACCAATCTTACTAAGAAGTATAAAGTCTGCTGGATGGTAGAGCCTAACAGTGATAAGCTGCCTGGCTACATGGACAGACTGAATATGCCGTATAGAAGCGTGTACTGGTTGGAAAAGTCAGAGAGTGACGAATACTTGTATGTTGGCGGCTTTGAAGAAGAAGCAGTACCGGTAGCGCGTTATCTTGTCAGCGGCAATGAGGCATACGCAAGAGGTCCTGCGTGGTTTGCAGAAGGCGACAGTAAAATGCTGCAACTGCTGAAAAAAGATTATCTCACAGCAATAGAGTTAAAGATAAAGCCGCCGATGCAAGGCAGTCCAAGCCTTATGAATAACGGCGGTATTAACTTGATGCCTGGCGGTCTAACAGCCGTAGATGACCAGACGCAAGATATGGTTAAGCCTTTGTTCGCGGTTGACCTTGACTTGAAGGACGCGCAGGAAGAAATTATTCGCGTTGAGGATGCTATAAAGAGAGCATACAGTGCTGATTTGTTCTTGATGTTAGATAACCTTGATAATAGCCGCATGACTGCTAGAGAGGTTATGGAGAGAACGCAGGAAAAACTGCAACAGCTAGGCCCGGTGGTTGAGCGATTGCAGGATGAATTCTTAACACTGATTCTTCAACGTGTATATAACATCATCGACAGAAGCGGTGGATTCCCACCGGTACCGGAAGAACTACAAGACATTTTGAGTGAAGAGGATGTAGAAGTGGACTATATTTCACCTTTGGCGCAGGCGCAGAAGATGAGCGGACTTGTGAATATCGAACAGGCGATAGCACAAACCGGACAGATGGCGCAAGTATGGCCAGAAGTTACGAAGAAGATTAACCCGTTGGGTGCTATTACAAAATACTTTGAAATGCTTGGCGTGCCTGCGATGGCATTGCGCAGTGATGAAGAAGTACAAGAAATGCTCAAACAAGAGCAGCAGGAAATGCAACGGCAGCAGGAAATGCAGGAAGGCTTGGCAATGGCACAGGCTGCGGCTCCTGCGGCAGAGGCGGCCAAAAATCTTACTGCGGCGGCGAATGATTCCAATCCGGCTATTACAAGCTGGCTAGGCGTGCCGGGAGGTTGGGAATAATGAGCGAGCAGTTTAAATATAAATCCAATACCGGCGATGATAGAAAGCAGGCACTGCTGACAGAGTACATGGTAAGAGAACAGGCAAGAAGGGATAAAGAGGCCCTACTTGACCTGCTAGGGAGCGAAAGCGGGCGCTGGTTCTTGATGCGTATGCTTGATGTAACCAAAGTAAACTCTATGTGCTTTACCGGCAACAGCAAGACTTTCTACAACGAAGGCCGCCGCGACGTAGGCTTAGGTATTATAAAAAGCATTTTGGCACTTGGACTGCAAGGCATAGAACTAAAGCAGCAGGCTGAAATGGAGTATGCAGAATTCCAACTGAAACTGCAAGAGTTAGCAGTGGAATATGTAGATAACAACAAGGAGGAATAACTAATGGGCGAGAATGGCGAAAACACAGTTGTAAACGGTGAAGGCACACAACAGCAGCCCGATACCACGGCGCAACAGCAGCAAACAGAACCGACTACTAATGCAACTAATAATACAAGTGCTTCCGGCACTATTGCAGGGAACGGAAGTAATGGGCAAGGAACACAACAGCAGCCCGGCACAGTGAATTATGACTTTGCAGGAGTAGAGATGCCGGAAGGCTATGAGCTTAGTGCTGATGAGCAAGGACGCTTTGTAGATGTCATCAAAGGAATGAATCTTAGCAATGACCAGGCAAGAGCGCTTGCGAAGTATGGCACAGAGTATGCAAGCCGTGTAGTGCAAGGCGTGGAACAGCTCCGCGCGCAAGAAATTGCTAAATGGGGCGACGAGGCTAAAACAGCACTGGGCGCAGACCTGGGCAAAGTACAAGGCCTTTGTGATACTGCATGCCGCAAGTTAGAGGTAATTTATCCGGGCTTGAATGTGCGTGAAGCATTGGAAATCACTGGCGCAGGAAATCAAATTGCTATCGTGAGAGCATTTGCTAAACTTGGTGAATTGCTTGGTGAGGACCCAGGAATGACCGCACAAAACGGCGCACAAGGCTTGAACGCCGCACAAGGTATGGCAGCAAACATGTACCCAAAAACCGACTGGAGCAGGTACAAATAATCTTTAATTTTTAATTAAAAAACAGGAAGGATGATGAAATTATGGCTACTATTGGTTACTCCCAAACTATGAGTGACTTACGAAAGTATTTAACTCCGCAAGGCGCTATTGACCGCGTTATGGAAGTGCTTAACGAATCTAATCCGATTATGGAAGATATTCGGTGGATGGAAGGCGATTTGCCGATTGGTACTAAAACTACTATTCGTGCAAGCCTGCCTTCTCCGTCTATCCGCCGTATTAACCGCGGTACTTCTCCGACTAAAGGCACTGTAAAGCAGCGCATTGATGTATGTATGCACTTGGAGGACCGTTCCTGCGTGGACGTTGAACTGCTTTCCGGCAAACCGAATCCGCAGGCGTTCCGCATGGCAGAGGATGATGCGCACGTAGAAGGCATGGGCCAATACGTCGCACGTCAATTCTTGTACGGCAACTTGGATGATGACCCGGACACTTTCAATGGTATTGCGGTACGCTACAATACTTTGACCGACGGCGGCAAAGGCACTCCAGGCCACCAGGTAATTAGTGCAGGTACTGCTGGTACTAACACTAATGCTTCTATCTACTTCGTAGACTGGGGCGACCGCCGCGTAATGGGTGTATATCCTAAAGGCACCCAGGCAGGCTTAAAGACCGAGGACTTGGGCGAAAGTGATGTATACGACGAGAACAACAAGCCGTTCCGTGCATTGCAGACCTTGTACTCTTGGAAGTGCGGCTTAGCAGTACAGAACGTTCGCTCTATTGTGCGTGTGTGCAACATCGACGTTACCAAACTGAACTCTTTGACTGACAGCGCGCAGCGCGAACTGATGAATAAATTCATCTTTGCAAAGAACAGACTGCAAGACCCGAAAGCACCCGTTGCATATGTATCTGACAGTGTATATTCTTGGTTGGAATGCTATTTGAACAACAAGAACAATGTTCATGTTACCCGTCAAGACTTTATGAACGCACCGCCTAAACTGTACCTTGCAGGTATTCAGATTAAGAAACTTGACTGCCAAAGCGAAACCGAAGCGGCAGTACAATAACCGGAAGGAGTGAATAACAATGATTTTTGACCAGCAAAATATGTACATGGACAATTCCTTGACCAGCAATGTAATTGCGAACGTTGGCGGCGGTGATGCGGCTGACCCGTTATTTCTTGTTATCACTGCGCCGACCGCCTTAGCTACTAGCGGTACTATCACTGCGGCGCTGGAAACTTCCGACAGCGAAAGCTTCGGCACTAAAACCGTTGTTGCAACTTATACTCTTGCCGCCAGCAAGAAGGGCATTTTGGTTGCGGCTAAATTGCCGTATGGCATGAAGACTTTTTCCAGACTAACTGTTACCGGCGCAAGCGGCGGCAAACTGACTGCTGGCTTGACTGAAACTGTTCCGAACTGGCCGGGCTGATTTAGTACTTTAAGGGGAGGGCGATAAGCTCTTCCCTTTTTTAATAATCAAGGAGGAATAGTTAAAATGCTTAACATTACCGATGTATGTAATATGGCACTGGCTCATATCGCCAAAGGCCGTATAAGCAATATAGATGAGCAGTCGGAACAGGGAAGACAATGCAAGTTGTTTTACGATAGCACACGTAAAGAGCTATTGAGAAGCTACACTTGGGGATTTGCAAAGCGCGTGAGCAAGCTGGCAGAACTTAGCATTGAATCTCCGTACTGGTCCCACGTTTACGCCTACCCCGAAAAGTGCCTTGCTGTGCGCAAGATATTTGACGCTGACACCGGCGCAATGATAAGGGCAGGCGAACAGCAGCAGGAAGAGTGGGACTTATATATGGCAAGTGACAACGTGCTTGGTATAGGCTGCAATATCCCTGCTGCGTGGCTTGAATATACCTATGATGTTGACGACGTGGAAATGTTTTCAAGTGATTTTTTGAGCGCGTTTACTCATATGCTGGCGTTTAATATCTGCGTACAACTGACCGGCAACAGCGGCTTGCAGCAGACACAGTATCAGCTTGCAATGGCGGCATTACAGAAAGCGAAGTATACCACGGCAAGCGAAAAGAAAGAATTGCCGGACTACCCGAGTAAATACTTTGACGGGAGGGCGTAATTATGGCTAGTGGGTTAACACCTTATTATTTATTGCAGCCTGCATTTACCGGCGGCGAAATCAGCGCCGAAGTTGCCAACCGCGTCGATTTAGATAAGTACCAGTTTGCGGTACTGCAAGCCTATAACTGCCTTATCAAGCCGCACGGCCCTATTTATCGCAGACCGGGCATGAAGTATATGGCACGAACGAAATATAACGATAAAGCGTGCATCTTGGTACCGTTCAACGGCGCAGACAGCACCGACTATCTTTTGGAGATTGGCGAGAAATATATAAGAGTGCATAAGAATGGACTTTATATAAACATAGAAGTTATGACACCGTACACGGCAGATATGCTGCAGGATTTGAGATTTGTTCAAAGTGCAGATACTATGTTTATCGCCAGCGGCAAATATCCCGTAAAACAGCTTGCAAGATACTCGGACACTGACTGGCGGTTTGCTGATTTTGAAATTACGGATATGTATTTTGATGAATCAACCTCACTTGAAAATTATAGCGGCATAAATTATACAGTGCCTGGCACTTATCAATTTCAACCGACTGTTACTGGTGAATATCAGATTGATATAGCCGGTGCAGGCGGCGGTGGCGGTGGCGGCGTTAGATATTCAAAACCGAGTAATCACGGACACCATTACTATTGTGTTGGCGGCGGCGCAGGTGGCAATGGCGAACGTATAATAAAAACAGTCACGTTGTCTAAAGATACAAGTTATACGGTCACAGTCGGTAGCGGTGGCGGTGGCGGCGGCGGCAAAGGTAATTACGGAACAGCCTCTAGTGGCGGCAATGGCGGCAATAGTACGGCATGCGGCTTGGTTGGCAGAGGCGGCACGGGCGGCGGTGGTGGTAGCCGTGAATCTATTGACGGCAGTTATCAAAGCACAAAGGGCACGCAAGGCGCGACATACGGCGCAGGTGGTGGCGGTATTGGCGGTATTGCAGGCACTAAATATAACGACAATGCTGGTAAAACTGGCGCTAATGGCTGGGTAAAGATTTTATATACCGGCAATAAAGAATTGACACCTTCGGGAACGCAAGGTGATATTACCTTGACGAGCAACAAGAATATTTTCGCTAGCAGCAAGCCGGGCGCGTATATCAAACTTAAACAAGAGATTGCAAGCAAGACTGTATCCGCCAGCAACGGCACGACAGAAAGAGTACGTGTGGGCGAAAATTGGAAGGTTATCAGTCACGGAACCTGGAGCGGCAGTTTTACCATAGAAAAGAGTGACGATGGCGAAAGTTGGAAGGAATACAGAAAATATACATCTAAGAGTGACTATAATCCGTCTGAAAGCGGCAGTGTAACAGAGCCGGTATTTTTAAGGGCGGTATGCACTATAACTAGCGGTACTTGCACTGTTGATTTAACAGCAATGGCCTACAATGCAGAAGGCGTTGTAAAGCTTACTGAAATCACCAGCGACAGCACGGCAAAAGCTCATGTTGAAAAAGAGCTAGGCTCAACAGATATGACTACTAATTTCTTGTGGGGCGCATGGAGTGAAGAATTCGGGTACCCGCAAACACTTTGCTTTTTCCAGGACAGATTATGTTTTGGCGGCACGAAGAAGCAGCCTTATATGGTGTGGATGAGCAGGACCGGCGACTACGGCGATTTCAGCGTAGAGAAAGCCAGCGGCACTGTTACCGATGATAGCGCAGTAGCACTTGCCTTTGTGAGCCGCAAGCAGTTTAAGATTTTACACCTTATAGCAAGCACTGACTTGATTGTTCTGACTGCGGGTAACGAATGGACAGTAAGCGGCAGTGATACTGTAACACCATCTAAAGCCGTTCCGAAAATGCAGACTACACGTGGATGCAGCACTGTTGAACCGCTGATGATTGGCGGCAGAATCGTGTTTGTACAAGGCCGCGGAAGCACTGTAAGGGATATGGCGTATAGCTATGAAACAGACAGCTACGGCGGTAATGACTTAACATTGTTGGCAAAGCATATCATAGAGAATGTGCAGATTGTTGACAGTGCGTACAAGCAGGAACCCGACAGCACTATATACTTTGTGAGAAGTGACGGCACTATGGCTTGCTTATCCTACATCATGGAGCAGAAAGTATATGCCTGGTCGACGATAGAAACACAAGGCAAGATTGAAGCCGTGGCGGCGGTGCAGGAAGGCGATGAAGATATTATTTATCTTGTAGTGCAACGAGAGATAAACGGCGTGACAGTACGCAATATCGAGTATTTGGCAAAGAATCCTGCAAAGAGCAATAACCCCGATGATTATATTATGCTTGATAATGCTATTGAGTATAGCACTGCTGAAAAGAGCAGTGGGGCTACGGAAATCGACGTGGCAGAGCTGGCAGGCGAAAAAGTTGCTGTTATCGGCGACGGAAGAGTGTATAGCGGACTGACTGTAAGCCAAGACGGCACTGTGACGCTCCCAGCGGCCGTACAACACGCTTTTATTGGCTTGCCCTATAGAAGTATCGTGGAACTGCCAAACGTCGAAATTAAGACGGGTGACGGCACTATGCAAGGACGTAAAAAGCAGATTAGTAACTGCATCCTGCGTTTAAGTAATTCTCTTGGCGGTATGGTTGGCCCAGATATAAATACTTTGGACTTGATGAATTTTGATGAGCAGAACGCAGTGAGCGATATTAAATTATTTACCGGCGACAAGCATATGACTTTGCCTATTGGCGGCTTTAACAACGAAGGCAGAGTGATTATCGTTACGGATGAGCCGTATCCTTTTAACTTGCTGGCGGTAGTGCGGGAGGTGTCTTTTGGTGGCTAAGAAGTGGAATGTTGAAATCCTTGATAATAAATCAAAAGAAAATGTCGTGCCGTTGATTGAAGAACTTATGCAAGATATACGGCCGCACGATAAGGAAGATTTGGAAGCAAGCAGTGACCCGGTATTTGTGCTTATCGGTAGTATCAAGCTTGACGAAGAAACAAGGGTGTACCGTGGTGAGGATGGCAAACTGCTTGCGATATTCGGCAAAGGTACTATGGAATGGGGCGCGCCGGGGCGCGGTATTTGGATGGTAGGCACGAACGAACTTTATAATGGTTATACAAAGAGCCTGCTTTTCAAGGAAGCCAAAAGAGTATTAAATGAATGGGCGCGGCAGCATGGACTGCTGCACAATATTGTCTATGAGAAGAACCGCACAAGCATTAACTATTTAAAACACTTGGGAGCGATATTTCTGGCAGAACCTAAAATAGGTTGGGACGGCAAAAAGTTTTATCAGTTTTATATTCCATATAGAGGGGAGTGAACGTAATGGGTGCACTTAGTGTTTTAATGGGCCTGCAAACTGTTATGCAGTTAAGCGGCCAACATCAGCAGGCCAAACAGCAGGAGCAGGCATATAAAGCGCAGGCGCAGGCTGCACAGCAGAACGCGGCTATTATGAGCCGCCAACGTGAGCAGCAGGCAGAAGCGTATGCGCAGAAGCAGAGCCAACTTAACGATAGAATGAGGCTTGCAAGAGGACAGGCGCTGGCGGCGGCAGGCAGTAGCGGCCTAACCGACAGCGGCAGTGTCAGCGATATTCTTTCAAGCAGTGAGGATGCTTACAGAAAAGACAGTATGAATCTGTTGCAGAATCAGCGTAATGATGCGTGGAGCACTTATGTAAACGAAGTCAATTACCGCAACCAAGCAAGCGCATATAATGCGGCGGCAAAGAACGCTAAAGCCAACGGCAAAATGCAGATGTTTAGTACGCTTGTAGGTGCGGCGGCGAACGCTTACTCTAAAGGCATGATTGGCGGCAGCAAGGGAACAACTACAGTAAGCGGTGATGAATGGTACGATGCTAACAGTGATTTCAATCTTCCTGCTAGCAATATGAACGGCTTTAATCTTTATAACCAGGCAAAGAAGAATAATCCGTTCATGGATAATACAGGCTTTACTAAATGGAGCTGGTAAGGGAGGTACAGTATGAAGATTGCAGGTTATCAAGGCAGCGTCAATTTAGGTGCTGGCAGCGGTGCGACTGTCAAAGTATCAAGTGACCTTAACGCTTATGGCAGCGGCGGCAAAGGACTTGCCGCTATTGCCGGTGCCGCCAACAAATGGGCGGTAGCAGTAGAAGCGCAGCAGGAAGATGAAGATAAACAGTCTATCCTTAATGCTATGGACATATTCAATAAGAGCCGCTATAACATCATGTACAATGACGAAAGCGGCCTCATGAATACAAAATTAGAAGGCACTGCCGGTGCAAGCAGCAGTTATACGGAGCAGATAAACAAGGCAAGGCAGGATGTGTTGAGCAACACTAAATTGCATAGCAAAAAGAATCAGCTTGCACTTGACCATTTAATGTATCAGAGTGCGCAGCAAGGCTTCCAGACCGTCGACCAATACGAGCAGAAGCAGAAAGAGGCAGTCACTGATTTGCGCTATGACAATAATATTCAGAACTCCTGCGAGTTTGTACAGAAGAACTGGAACAATCCGCAGGCGCTGCAAGATGAGATTATCCGTACACAGCTACTGACAAGTGCTATATATGGCAAGCGTGGCGCAGAGTTTATCGAATCTAAGAGCAGAGCCAACATTGGGCAGGTGGTAGCAAGTGCCGTCGGCGCAAGCATCACCAACGAAGATTATGGCACTATGCGTAACATCATGGATAAATACGGCAGTTATCTGACTGCTAATCAGCGCGCCGCTTTTGAGAAGGTGGCATACGATAAAGAGAGCAGCGCTTTTGAAAGAAATACTGCTAAAGATTTGTATGCTAAATATGGCGACGATGAAGAAGCAGTGCGCAAAGAGGTTGAAAACATGGACGCTTTTTCACCAGAAGGCGGCAAAGTCGAAACGCAGGCAGAAGGCACTACATGGGTAAGGAACAGCGGTGTTTCCCTTGATGGCGTAAAGCAGCAAGTAACCATCGGCCTTTCTGATATTGCGAAAGAATTTAACACATTGAGCGGCGCACAGCTTATTGTCACTAGCGGCACGGATAGTACAGATATTCACGCTGCCGGTGAGCACAGCCACGGCGCAGGTGTCAAACTTGATGTTGCAGCTGACTGGCTAGAGAACGCAGACAATCGCAAGAAATTTATTTCTTATATGCAAAGCAAAGGAATCAAGGTATTGGACGAATATTCTAATCCATCGCCAAACTCTACGGGCGGGCACCTTGATTTGGACTTTACGGACTATAAAGGCGGCACAGTAGCACACAAACATATAAGCCTAGACGGGCAAGACCGCATTATGAAGCAGTACCGCATTATTAAGGCAGACCATGACAGAATAGAAACTTATAAGAAAAACAAACTTTTTGAAGGAATAAAGAATGAGATATTTGCTATATTTAATAACGGTACAAGCTACAGTGAAGCTATGACGTGGGCTACTAACCAGGCAGGCAGTGACCCCGACAAGTACGTAACATACCGTAATGCGGTGGAGGCGATATACGGACCGCAAGGCAGAAGCGGAAGCAGTGGTGGCGGTGGACGTGAAGCCATAGCTAAACTTGGCAGTGACGGCAAAGAAGCAGTAATTTCTATGCTGGAAGCAGGCAGGTTTAAATCTAAGGCAGAATTTTTAGCTTTTGCAAGAAGCCACGGAGCAACTAATTCAGATATGAATTCATTAGATAAGTCTTATGATAATTGGTTGAGTGGCGCAGGCGAATATGCTTATGATTGGGACGGCCTTTGCAAGTATGTAATGGGTACTTCTTCTAACGATAAAGTAAAACAAGGGCTAAAGATATACGGCAAACAGTGGGTACGAACGTACCGCGCCAAACACAACGGCATGAACCCGGATGAATCAGTATTAGTTGATGCCATGAAGCAGGCTATCACCACACGGACTTTTGGTTCTTATGTAACAAAGCCGGGCTTCTTGTGGGACAGCACAAAAACTTTTAGCGGCAACGATGCACTGTTAGCAAAAGCAGGTATAGCCAGAGCTGAAAAAATTGCTGACGATTGGTATCACGTAACATATTTTGACGGCAGCGACGGCAACGTCAACGGCGGCTATCTTGATGAGGTTATGAATGGAGATTATTAAATGAGCTGGGAAGATAACGAAAAAGAATTTCAAAGACTGCGAAACGAAAAACAGGATTGGTATAATGGCGGTTATGCGACAGGTGCAGACAGCAATTTAACTCCTGCTGAAACTTTAGGCTATTATGACCTGCAAAAAATGAGCGACGATGAATATAATAAGTTTTCGCAGGCAGTAAAGAGCAATAGCTCACCGACGATTGATACTAGCAGCATCATCAACGATGATAAACCAGGCATAGGCACTGCCGTAATGAACGGCCTTAAAGGTTCGGTGCGTGGCTTATTCGGTGCGGCTAAAGCGGCCGTTGACGCTAATATTGAAGCTCATAAGGGTGACAAGAATGTTGTTAAAGAGTATGACCAATCAGAGAACATCAGCAAGGCTTTAGGCTATGTCACCGATGAGATTTTGAAGCGCGAAGAAGTTAAGGCTGATACGGCGGCTGGGCAACTTGGTTATGATTTGGCCGAAAACGGTATTCAGCTTTTAGTACAGCTTGCACTGACTAAAGGTGTAGGTGCTGCCGGTGCAGGTGCAAAAACTGTACACGCTATCAGTATGCTTTACAATGGTGCAAACATCAGCGGCGAACAATACCTGCGACTGCGAAAAGAGGGCGTAAGCGCAACCAGAGCAGCCGAGGCAGGCTTGATGAATGCAATCCCGCAGGCAGTATTAGAAGAACTGCCGCTTGGCAGACTGCTTAAAAAGATGCCTGCCGGTAGCGGACTGAAAACTAAGATATGGGAAGTTACCAAACGTGGCCTTGAAGAAGGTGTTACCGAAGCATTGCAGGAATTCCCGGAGCAAGCTACGGACTTATGGGCAAAGAACCCCGGCGCAAGCACTGCCAAACTTGCAGAGAAGTGGGGCGAGAACTGGCAGCAGAACTTGAAGGAAGCAGGATATAGCGGCCTTATTGGTGCTATTCTTGGTGGTACTGCAAGCGGTGCAAAGGTTGCAGTTGACAGCGTTGTTGAGCACGTCGCTTTGAAAGCCAACGAAGAACGCAAGGCAAAGTTAGTAGCAGATGCTGAACGAATCAAAGAAACAGGCATTAATCCGGAACGTGCGGCGGCTGAAATTGAAGCGAATAATCCTAACTTTGAGGACGATACTGTTACTGTATCGGCGCAAGACTTGGAAGGCTATAAGCAGATTAGCAACAACAATAAACTTTTTGAGGAGTTAGGTGTGACGGCGGAAGAAGTGGCAACTGCGGCGGAGCTGGGGCAGGATATTGATATTAGCCGTGGCAAGTTTACGGCGGCAATGGCTAAGGACAATGCACTGTTTGAAGCTACAAAAGACAATATGTATTTTGACAGCAATGGCGAATTGTCGGACGGCGGTGCAAAGACACGTAAAGAATTGCGAGAAGGCTATAACTTAACCAGGCAAGCAAGTACGGAGCTTGACGCAGAACTTGACGCTATTGTTGACAGCGCAAAAAAAGCAGGCATGAACAAATCTCATGCAGATAATTTGCGTCTGGTTTTGGAAGCGCGCGCGCTTGCAATAGAACCAGAAAATCCTGCTGCATGGCTACAGAAAAACAAACTGCGTTTTGAGGACGGTGGCAAAGGGGCGGCCGACAGAACACAAAGAGGCTGGACACAGAAGGTATGGGGAAAATCTGGAAACAGTGAACGATACAAAGGAACCGTGCAAGACTACAAACAGGCCCAGTTAGAAGTTATCAATCAAAATAATAAAATGCAGGATGATTACCATACAGGTATTAGAAGTGCAAATGATATTTTGACTGCGAAAGAGGCTTTAGACTTAACGCAAGAACAGCTTGATAATTATGAAAAAGAAGGATATAGTTATCCCGACTTTACTTTGAAAGACGGGAAGGCTGCTATTGACAGCGGCTATATCACAGTATATAGTAGCAAAGAAATTAAACCAGGCGTTTTTGTTACTCCTAGCAAAATGATGGCAGCGGACTATGCGGGCGATGGTACTGTTTACTCAAAAAGAATTCCCGTAAAAGATATGGCTTTTATTAACGCCGACGAAGGTAACTATGCGCCAGTAAAGCAATATTTACAAAAAGCAGATGCTGAAACAAAGGGACAGTTTAGGCAGGCTGACGACGGCACATATATCATTGACCTTTTTAAAGGCGCGGACGCTAGTACCGTTATCCACGAAACAGGACACTACTTTGTGGAAACCATGATTAACGAAGCATTGGCAGACCCCAGCAACACAAGACTAAACGCTGATGCGAAAAAGCTCATGGAGTACGCAGGTATTGAAGCTGATGTATGGGCAAGCGGCGACGTTGAAGCAAAGAGAGCTGCACATGAAAAATTAGCAGAAGCCTTTGAAACTTATATCATGGAAGGCAAAGCGCCTAGCGTGGGACTGCGTGGAGCGTTCCAAAGGTTCGCTAATTGGTTATCAGTTATTTATAGCAAGATAGCAAGAAGCGAAAATGCGGCAGAGCTGACACCGGAAGTACGGCAAGTGTTTGACAGGATGCTGGCTTGCCGCGAAGAAATCGAAGTTATGGCACGCATGGAAGGTATGTTTGGCGCTTTACCCGACAATATCACATCCACGCTATCCGAACAAAATAAAAAAGCACTTCAAGATAAAATCTTGAAGGCTAAAGACAAGGCCGTGGATATTCTTACAAGGCGTGCTATGGCTGATTTCAGTGCAAAGCGCAGAGCTGAAAAGGCAGCGTTCGTCGAAGAAATACGGCCGCAGATTGAAGAAGCGGTAGCACGTGAGCTTGTCAATCGTGCAAGAGTGCAAGTCGGGCAGGAATTCGGGCAAGAATCAAAACTCGCTAATCCTGCGATTATAGCAAGAAAATACAGGCACGTTTTAGGAAACGTCCTGCCAAACTATAATGATATGCTGAACGATACCAACGCCAGCATTGACGATATACTCAATCCGATAGTTGAGTATCTTCAAGCGGAAGTCGACACATACGGCGCACTTTCTAAAGAGCGTGTTGCCAACGCCGAAGATATGCTCGTTGCGGCATTCAGCAAGGCGCGTCAAAAAACAGTTGTCAATCCGTCTTTTGTGGTTGATGCAAACGGCATGGCTCATGCTAACTTCAAGCAAAAAATCAACGAATGGGAAACAATCGAAGCTAATCCGCGTAGGCTTGCAAGAAAATATATTTATGGTAATGAGCGTATAAAATATAACGAACTGTTAAAAGATACAAACGGAGCTATTGATGATATTTTGAATCCTATTGCTGACAGAATAGAAAGTGAGCTTGCGGAATATCAAGATACAGTCAAGAGTGAGCATGCGTTTTTCATCAATGGTAAGTGGGGCTACTTTGCCGCAACCAATAGAACAGAAGGCAAGTATGCAAATGACTTTGCAGGCATACCGGACCAAAGCGCAGTCTTGGTTGATTTTGGTGAGATAGGCAAGGACGGAAAACGTCATTGGACTAAGCGAGCTTTAGAGCAAGCGGATATTGAAGGCCTTGTATTCCATGAAGCAGGTGACAGTATTCGTAATGTCAACTGGGTATCAAGATACGTTCATGACTACGGCGGCAGCGTAAGCGACTTGACCAGTAAAAAAGGACGCAGAAGAATTGCTGAAAAGATTGCAAGAGGCGAAGATATAGCGGATTACTACGATTTGCGTAGCACCGGTTTAGATTATGGCGACGCTGAAATTAAGGCAGACTTTAAGCATATTGTAGATGAGCTGGACAGACTGCAAGCCTTGAAACATAGACTTGAAACAGACCCCGAAGGTGTCGACCTGGTAAAAGAAAGTAAGCGCAATCAATTATCGCAGGAGCAAAAAGAACTCTTTGACCAGATAGCAGAAGAAAACGGCTATGCCAGCGGTTACGAAATGGCAAGGGAGATTGTCGAAGGTTACACCGTCAATGAGAATGAAGGTAGCGACGTACAGGACAACTGGGCAAGGAACTATATTCGTAACGGCGGTGACAGAGCAAAACTTAAAAGCGAAGAAGGCTTGAAAGCGATTGCCGAAACTTTGGTCGAGGGTGAGCAGCTTACAGAGCTTAACGAGCTTAAAGCCTTGAAGCATGAGCTTGAAACTAATCCAGATAAAGTCGACCTTGTGGAGATGAGCAAAAAGCGTGCCTTGTCTAACGAGCAGAGAGAACTGTTTGATTGGGTAGCTGACAGTTTGGGCTATGACAGTGGCGATGCTATGGCGCAGGATATTTTGACTTCACCGAGCGAAAGAGCTATGGTACGTCAAGAGATTGACAAGGCTGTGAACCGCAGATTCCCCGACTTCATGCAGGAGCGTGAACAGGCAAGAGAAGCGGCAAGGGAAGCACTCTACAATGACAAAAGCGGCGAAGTAGTTGCACTTGAACAACAGCTTATTGATGAGGCACTCAACGAAATAAGCGACAAGGATATTAAGCAAAAAGAGCGTGAGAATATTGCTAAAGTGCGGAAGCAGAACGCAGACAATTTTGCTAAACGCTATATTCAGACTTTGCCAGCAGGCGAAGTTATGAAGCCGAGAAGATTTGCTATGGCAGAACGCAGAGCGGCGGCTAATGCAAACAAGGCTGCGAAAGCTGGCCTTTTGGAAGAAGCGGCTATGTATAAGCAACAGCAGATGATTAATCACGCTTTGTATCGTGAAGCAGTCAAGGCCAAACATCAGATTGAAAGCGCAAGAAAGTACGTCAAAAAGCAGATGCACAGCAAGAAAGAAGTATGGGGAACAGAGCAGCACTTCTTCCAAATGTGCGCATTGCTGGAGCGTATGGGCTATCACCGCAAGGACTTTAACACCAACGGCAGAGAAGTGCAGCCGCTTAGCGATTACATTACAGAGATGCAGGCAAAGTACGGTGACGAAATTATTTCTATGCCGGAGTTTGTTTTGAACCCGAATAATGATTTGACCAACGCGCCGCAACTTAGCCTTGCAAACTATATGGACGTTATCGACGCACTGAAAAACATTCGTGCTATTGCAAAGCAAGATACGAAGATGAATAAAATTGCTGCCGGTAAAGCCTTTGAACAGGTTAAGGCTGACACGATAGCGCACCTGCAAGAATTGCCGGTAGAATATGAGGCGGAGATTGGCAGCGACAGCAAAAAGAGCCTGCGTAAGCGAATTATTGACTGGCCTAAAAATATCATAGCTACACTGCGTAACGCTGATAACTTTTTCTTGATGATGGATAATTGGACGGAAGAAGGTTATTTTACTAGGGAGTTTTATAACAAAATCAACCATTGTGCAGATATGGAAAGCACGATGCTTGAAAGTTACCAGAACGAGCTTATAGATGCTTTGCAGAAATGGGAACCGGACAAGAAAACAGGCATTGCACACAATCAGAGAATTTACTACGAAGAGCTTGGCGGCAGTGCAGATAAGCATGCTTTGATTGCTATGCTGTGCAACCTGGGCAGCGATAGTAACGCCGCAAGGCTGTGTTCACAAAAACCGGTAGGCGTAAAAAATTCTGATATATGGGTGGAAGAATCGGAGCTTATCGGCAGAGAAGAAGCGATGCTACAAACCAAACAAAACCTTATAGAGTTTTTGTGTAAGCATCTGACTAAAGCAGATATTGCCTATGCGCAGGCACGTATCAATGCGGCAAGTAAATTCTGGCCCATGCTGGCAGAAGTTAACCGCAGAACAAAAGGCTTTGAGCCGCCGAAGATTGAAGCGTCGCCGTTGGTTATGAAGCTTGCAAGCGGTGAAAGCGTGGTATTTGACGGTGGCTACTTCCCATTGGAACGTGATACACGCACCGGCAGTATGCCCGGTAAATTCGACAGAATCGACAGTACCGAAGAAGGCAGCAGACCGCCGCAGCGGACTTTGGCTACTAATACGGGTTCCAGCAAAGCGCGTATCGGCGGCAAATATCCCGTGGACTTATCGCGTGGCAGTGAGGTTACGGCGGTAAAAAGCACTATTCACGATATTTGTTATCGTGAAACAATGCTTGATTTCAGAAAGATACTGAACGATGAGGATATTTACCGCAACATGGTTGAGCGTTTAGGCGATACAAACGTAAGACTTTTTAGAGAGTTTTTGCAGGCTTGCGCTAACCCATACGGCAATAAGACAGCGTACATGGCAGAAAAGACATTTACAAAGATTGCCAACGCTTTACGTAATGCCACAATGAATATGGTTATTATGTTTAACTTTAAAGCGGCAATGCAGAACACTACTAACATATTTCTTTATGGTAATAGCACAGAAGGCTTTACTCATGTCGACACTTTCAGAGCTTTACTTCGCAGCTTTACAGGTGAAGGCAGAGCAGAAGTAGACGCTATTTGTGCAAAAAGCGCTTTTATGCGTGAGCGTTCGCAAGCGCCAGACATTACGTTAAGGGATATTCAGAAGCGTTCTGACCTTGACCCGATTGAGAAAAAGACGCTGAAATATGGCGCATTGCTTTTAGGCTACACTGACATGATGACTGCAAAGCCGATATTTGCAGAAGCATACATGAAGAAAATCAACGAAGGCAAGACAGAGCAGGAAGCACTAGACTTTGCGAACGCTGTTATTCGTCGCACGTTAGGCAGTAGCCGTATTCATGATGTGTCAAGCCTGCAACGTGGCAGTGGCCTATTCAGACTGTTTACGATGTTCCAGGGATTCTTCAATACGCAGTTTAACCAATGGGACAGAGAGGCACATATTGTAAAAAGGTTATGGAATAGCGGCGAGAAAAAAGAAATGGCTGAACGGCTGATTGCTTTTGTTGGTGCTAAATTTCTCAGCGTGTGCTTCCTGAACGTGGCTATAGCAGAGCTTTCCTTAACCGCTCCTTTTGAGAAAGACGAGGACGGTTATCGCAAATTGTCAAAAGAGCTTATCAACTACCCGTTGTCTATGGGCGGCCCCGTTGTGCAAGCGGCGAATGTTGGCGTGCAAACCTTGCTAGGTATGAGAAACTACGGCTACAGATTGACAGCGGTGCAAGGCTTGATGGACAAAGGCTTTACAGTTATAAGACGTGCAGGCAAAGTTGCCCAAGGCGAAGAAGGTCCGGGTGAACTAGCAGAGCAGGCGGCGTATGTTTTTGGCGCATGGCGCGGCGTTCCTGCTGGTATCGTCAATATCCTATTCAATAGCCTAGATATTGCTGAGGATAATATGGACTTTGAACTGCAAGACTTGATTAAGCGTCGCCCGCGTTCCGAACGTAAACACGAGCAGTAGCTTATGGTAAAGAAGTAGTAAAATAAAAAAATCTGGCAGTGTAAAAACTGCCAGATTTAAAATGAATATGCTGGTTTATTTTCTTTTGCGTGATATTGATTCGGCTATTTCTGAGCCTGCGCCAAAAACGAGCGTCGCGATTACAGAGAGAATGGCGAGCATTGCTTCAAGCGTGAGATATTGCAGCACAGTTGTGTACCACGTTTCAGCGAAGATGAACCCTGCTATAATGGCGATAGGCACGCAGACCACGAGTGGAAAGCCCATAAACAATGATAAAGAAAAAATGAATGTGGCTATGCCGTTATCGTGAAACAGAAACGCTGCTCCCGGCGCTACGCTCGTGATGATTGCAGCGAGTAAGTGAAAGCCAAACCAAATTAGTACAAGCATGATAAGCATAAAAAGTATAGGCATATAAAGCACTCCTTTCTTTGCATTATAGTATATCGCAATCGCTATAAAATGTACATAAGAATTTCACAAATGCTCATTGCTAAAGTTAGCAAAATTGTGTGCTAAAATTAAAGAAAGTAAATCATTTAATGTCTATCTAATTTTTAGATAGACATTTTCTTTTTATGAATAAACGAAAGGGGTTGCTATTATGCTTGCTCATGTCGATAACAGAATCACATATAACGGCAATGGAAATGCAACAGAGTTTGCGTATCAGTTTAAAATTTTAGACCGGACAGACATTAAAGTTTTGCTGACAGACGCAGACGGCAAAGAAAAACTGCTGACTAAAGATTATTATGTTGACGTTGAAAAAAGCGTTGTGCGTTATCCAGGTTACGCAGTCGGTGCAGAAGTACCGGAGAGCGAAAGGCCGGCAGTACTGCCGGCCGGTTGGAAACTGACGATTTATAGGGAAGTGCTGGTAACACAGGAAACAGACTTGCCCGACCAATATCCTTTTAACCAGGTTGAAGATATTGGCGATAAACTGACGATGATTGCGCAACAGCTTACAGATACTACCGGCAGAAGTTTGAAAATCGGTGTAAGCAAAAGTACTGATATTGATACTGTAATCCCGTGGGAGAACGGCAAGAGCTTTAGAATTAGCGACGACGGAAAAAATCTTGAATTGTCGGAAGACCCGGCAAAGGTTTTGCCATTGGCGCAAGGTGTTTACGCGCAGACTCAAGCACAAGCACAGAGTGCCGCTGCAAGCGCAACTGCGGCAGCAAAGAGTGAAGATAGTGCATTCGAATCAGCAGGCGTAGCAGGTAACAGCGCACAGTACGCGAGCTTATCTGCTGCAAGTGCTGCGGAAAGCGCAAGGTTAGCCGAAGGTTACAAGAATGTAGCTGAAACCGCTAAGAGTGATGCATCCCTTTATGCTGCCAACGCTAAGACCTATGCTGATAATGCAGGTGCTAGTAAAGAAGCAGCTCAATCTGCTGCTACTACTGCTAGTAACTTTGCGTCTGATGCAAGAAACAGCGCAGGTGAAGCAAAGACCTACAAGGACAATGCAAAAACCTACATGGACAATGCTAAGAATTATAGTGAGAATGTCAATGTGTTTGTTCCTAGTGTGTCTATGGAGGGTGTTTTAAGTTGGACAAATAAAGCTGGATTGACTAACCCCAAAAATGTGAATATCAAGGGTGCAAAAGGTGATACAGGTACTGCTGCGTCTATCACGATTGGCACTGTGAAAACAGGTGCAGCAGGTAGTAATGCAAGTGTTACCAATAGCGGTACTGCTAGTAATGTTGTGCTGAACTTTACGTTGCCCAGGGGTAAAGATGGTAAAGATGGTAAAGATGGTGGTATCACTGTTGATGATGAATTAAGTGGTACAAGCACAAACCCTGTCCAAAATAAAGCTATCTATAGTGCGTTGCTAGATAAGGTCGGGACTGATATTTTTTCTGGTTTTTCTTTAAATGGTGAACTTACTACAATAAATTGGCGGCAAGGCTCACAGGAAGTAGGGTCAATCAATGCTAAACATTATTCTGGCACGGCGGTTGCAGCAATTAGTGATGGTAAGGGTAATGAAATTTCTAAAGCTTATGCTAGCAAGCTTTTTAGTAACTCATGGGTTTCTCTACAAGACTTTAAGGAAGTGAAGTTGGGATATGAAAAATACCTTTCTCATACGAAACGCGGTAAGGGCGATATTCCCTCAATATCCCTAATGCATTATATAGCAACGGGAGATTTTAACCTTAGCCTTAAAACCTTTTTGGCTAATTTAGAATTTGATGAATCCACTGTCTTTACGGCGTATATTGAGCACGATGATGTTACAGTACCTAAAGCATCTGTTACGCCCGATAAGGTAATAGATTATACTCTGACCATCACCGACGCTGGTACTATTAAATACATTGGTTCAGCATCCGACCTGGCCATTACAAGTGCAGGTCTGTTATTAAACATTTTGATGATGGAAGATGAAGATGGCAATGTTACTAGCATTGTGCAAGCATCTAAGTTAGAAGGTGGTACATAATGGGACTTAATAGAATGATGATGAAGAATGGTGGAGTAAAGGTTGAAGATGGTAGCAAGAAGTGGGATTATAACGAAGCAGGTAATAAAACAATAGCTTTCACTGTTCCACCGGGTATTAAAAGAATCAAAGTGTTTGCAGAGGTTGATTATGCTGAAGGTGAGCCGGGGGCTAGCTATCATGCTGTTATTAAAAATACAACAAGCAATAATAAATGGGGTGAAGGCTTCTCAGATGCTGATGATGCTGGTGTCAACATAAACCATGAAAATATTGATTCCATCGTAGGCGTAACACCGAACAAAACTTATACATTGCTTTTTAACTGTTGGGCTACATCTGGTGTAACTTTTCAATGGGGTAAAGAAATAAATGACATGACACCCACAGTTGAAGATTATTAAGTAAAGGAGGACAAAATGCAAACAAAATATAAATACAAAGACAAAACCTATTCTAGCATTTACCCACTTTCAGAAGCCTTAGGCAAAGAGGGTATTTTCATCCCGCTATCAATCAGCGATGAATCCTTAGCGGAATTAAATGTTACTGTTACGCATGAGGAAGAACCTTTAGAAGTTATTAAGCAACGTAAGATTACAGAGCTTAAATATCAGCGTGATAAAGCAGAGGTAGAGCCGATTAAATATGGCGAACATGCTTATGATTACGATAGCAAGGCGAGGGATAGAATCAGCGCAGCTATTATCGCACTGGAACTGCAAGGCGAAGGAGCCACAATAGAGTGGACTACGGCAGATAATGCCGACACGCCAGTGACGGCTAACGATTTAAAGATGATTATTGCTGCCGTTGCAGTACGCTCAAACACATTGCATATTGCATATCGCGCAGCGAAAGAAAAAGTTGAGACAGCAACTACGGCAGCAGATGTAGAAGCCGTGATACTTAAAGTTTAATTATAGGGGTGTAGCAGATGATAGAACAATCTTTAGATGCGGCGTTGAACTCCGTGATTAACGTTGTGTTCGGTGGCGTAATAACGCTGCTAATTACCATGTACCGCCAAAAGAAGAAGGAAAATGACGCACTAAAAGCAGGCTTACAAGCGTTGCTCCGCGACAGAATTATCCAGGCGTATAATCACTACGTCCAGGATAAAGGCTGGATACCTATTTACGCAAAAGAAAGCATAAATGCTTGTTACAAAAGTTATGAGGCGCTTGGCGATAATGGCGTGATTGACAGTCTGATGGAGCAGTTAAATGAGCTGCCTAACTATGATTTAAAAGAACATGATGAAAAATGCAAGGAGTGTAAGTGTCATGCGTAAATTAATTAACATGCTAAAGAAGAACGACAATGCTTACAGCGTAGGAAGAATCTGCGCTGTGGTTGGTTTTGTCGTTTGGGTGCTGGTGACTTTGTGGCTGGCGTTTTTTGCCCACACTTGGGGCAACTACGAAAGCTGCACGCTGGGCATGGTAGCGCTGCTGCTTGTACAGCTGGGCAACAAGGCCATTGAGACGAGAGCTTTTAAAGTGTCAAGTGAACAACTTAACAAAACAACTAAAATGTGAAATCAAGAAGTGAAATTAAAGGAGTGATACTAATGAGCGACTGGAAAAAAAGCCTTGCGAGAGAAATCGCAAAAGGCTTGATTAACACCGGCATTGAAGGCGGCTATGACAGCGTAGCGAAGTCAACGGCATACGCATATCCTTCAATCGGCGTGTCACAATGGGAAGGCAATAGAGCCAACGAGCTTTTAAGAGCTATTCCCGGCGGCGAAGACTTTGTCGGCAGAACCTATATCGACATTAAGGCAAGCGGCGAACTGCCGATGCTGAAAGAACTTTTAAGAAGCGAAGCAGGACAGCAGGCACAGTTGGAACAATTATCACGTGACTGCCTGCAATACGTCGACGTGCTGCAGCAGGTGCCGACGTTGGACGATACACGCTGCCTTATTTATGCTGGTATGTGGTGCCCAACTAGCACTTATGTTGTAAAGCGTTTTTTAGAGAATCGTTTTGAGCGCGTCAACCTGCGTAGTCTGGAGGCACTTTACAAACTGTTTAAGAATTACTATTGGATTGCTGCTGATGTTGGTGAGATGTATAGAGCAGGTTATGCCAATAGAGCACGTATTACTTATGAGTATGTTGCCGGCATTGATTTGACAACACCATACGGCATACCTGCTTATGGCTATGCTGGCAATGGAAGATAAGGAGGTGAAATCATGGAAGAATTAAAAGCTTTTGTTGCTGACAAGAAATTTTTAGTAGGCCTTGTTTTAGGCTTTGCTCTTGGCGCGCTGCACCATTATTTCGGATTATAACAAACTACCAGGCACATAATAACAATCTTCTACAAGAAGGCGCAAATTGCGCAAAAACACTTCGCCTATGAGCGTTTTAAAATTAGTGCCGCTTATGATTTATCCTGCGGCGAGCTAAAGCCGCTTGTAGGCGAAGTTTGTGCGTCTGATGCGATTTATAATGTTTTGCAAATGCAGGTATTTATATGAGGTAATAATGAAAGATGAAACAAGACGTAAGATTGATAAAGCTGTTAAGATTAGTCTTATTGTTGCTGGTCTTTTGCTTATCTGTAATGACGTGTACTGGCGTTGGCACGGCGGAAGCGGCACCCAAGCAGATAACAATGTCAATCGCACAGTGGAATCAATTCAAAAATCAAACGAATCTGCTGGAAGCGAAGTTGAATCTGCTGGACGAGAAGTTGAAGCAGCAGAAGAACACGTCAACAGAACTGCTGACGCAATTAAGCGAAGCGAAGAAGCAGCTCGCTTTAACGCAAGAAATGCTGATGAGCTCCAGGCGCTCATTAGTGAATGCAAAGGAATCGTTGAGAATCAGCGAGAACTTATACGAGAAGTTGAAGCTGCAAATGGAATCGGAGCGCCAGAAGGCAAAGAGGGTTAAGCGCCAGCGGAACTTATATGCTGGTTGCGTAATCTTTATTCTTGCCTATGCAGCTGCAAAATGATTTTTATGGTGGTGGAATGATGGAAGAAAAGGAACAATTACCGGCAGGCATTATTACAATGCTGCTGACTGGCTATGTCGATACTATTGCTTTTCAAAGAAAACTTATTTGCGCCGCCCTTGTAGGGTGGGCAATTACAACTATTGCTTTTATCGTGACAAGTAGGTGATACAAAATGAATATACAGCTGAAGAACACGCGCGACTGGTTGCAAACATCAACGCGACGTTCTTTCAGCGCGGTATTAGAAGAAGCGAAAATAACACCACGGCAGGTAGAAATTTGCGAGTTGAAATTTGTAAAAGGCTTGACCAATTATCAGATAGCTATGCAAATGAACGTATCTGTCAAAACAGTGGACAAGGAATTGAATACTGCGTATAAACAAATAACAAATGTATTATCATTCCTTTAAATGCAACGAGCCGCCTTTTAGGGCGGTTCTTTTTTTATGCGCAAAAGAAAAAAGCACTTCAAAGATTGTTGGCGCAATCAATGAAGTGCTTAGAGCTCGGATGTATCATAGTAGAAACACACTATTGACAAAATCTATTATGCCACATCCAAGCTCAATTTACAAGCTGTTTATAGGGAATATATAGAGAATACATAGGGAACATTTTCTTTCCGCTACCTTATAATAAAATCATAAGGAGTGAGCGGCTATGAATATCATGGAACAAAAAACTACAAGCATCAACGTGCAGCAGCCACAACAATTCTTGGCACAGCTCGAAGGGCAGAATATCTACCAGCTTAACGGCTTTGGCTTTGGCAATAGTAACCGCGTGCAGGTTGGCGTGAGTCTGCAAGCCTATAACGAACTGAAAGCAATGTGTCAGCAGTATTATGACAAGCTTGTGGAAGTTGGCGTTATCCAAAAAGAAAAAACGCCCGCGGAATTGCAGGCTGAACAAGCACAGATGATGGCTAATATGTTGGCTGTCGTGAAGGAATTAAAGTCTGAAGTGGAGGCGCTAAAAAATGAACGTAGGAACAATAGCGAAGTGGTTGAATCTGCCGCCGGAGAAGCAGATAGCGCTTGAAAAGGCGTGGGAGGTAGCTAGTGTAGCGGCGCAAGGAGTTAGCAGCAGAGAGGACGCCATGCGCGTTCTGGCAGAGAAAAATATCGGTGCTGATATTCTAGATAAGGCCGCAGGCTATTTGAATAATCCAATCGCCAGCGTAGCGGCTCAGGCTATGGGTATCAACCTTGATAAGATGAGGCAAGACATTAACAGCCTGCGTGGTGCGACGGGCGCTGCATTTAATGCGTTGCCGCCACAACAACAGCAGCAGGCTAGTAGCTTAGATGCGCAAATGGATGCGCTCCGTAAAGGATTGCAACAGCTCAAATGAGCTGAGGTAATAAAACGTTCAAGGAAAGGAGATAAGTACCATGAACGAAAATATGACTATTTCTAATTTCAGCGGCTGGGGTATCGTTATTTTCTTCGTTATCATCATTGCTGCTTTTGCCTGGTTCGTGCGTGACGGCCGCGACCGCTATCCGGGTTATGGCTGCGCCGCAGTTACGAACTGCCAGGTGGAACGTCAAGGCTTGGTTAGCGCGGCGGAGACGAACTACCGCATTATCGACGAATCGCGCAATACTCGCGACGCACTGAGCGCACAGATGAGGGCACAGTGGGATGCACAACAGGGTGAGAAAATCTTTGATTTGAAGATTAACGCACTGGCTATGCAGAACGAATCTAATCTGAAACTCATGCAGAAGGATGCTACCATTGAGCGCATGACTCTTGCAGCTAACCTGGATGCTAAGCTGAACGCTCTTGCAGCAGCTATCGGCAATATTAATTGCCAGATGCTGAAGAAGCCGGAGGTTACTGGCGTCGGTGTATGCTGCCCGCCGCAGGCTATCTTAAACGGCCTTGGCGTGCAAAGTATTGCTCAGCTGCAGGGCTGCCAGACTGCTATGTAATTCCGTCCTAACGGCGGCACGGGGACGGAGCAATCTGTCCCCTTTCTCTTATACGTGCGGAGGTATAGCGATATGAAACGAGACGAATCCAATCTTGTTAGTTTGCTTATTGGTATAGGCATAGGCTGGCTAGGCTTTACTGCAGATGGCCAGCAAGTAGTACGGAACGTACTGCACACGGTAAAAACGAAGTATCAAGTCGTTGGCACTAAGGAAAAGAAAGAAGGGAACGAAGATGTTAAAGAATCCGAATAACTGTCATTATAAATCTAGCCTTGATGTGGCTGCTACTAATCAAGCAATTTTAGCTGATGGCCTTATCAATTTTGATATTATCAATACCAATACTGGTGTGAGTATCGACTATTCTACAGGCAAGGTTGTAACCTTAAAGCAACCCGGACTGTATCACGTTGACCTGCAAGCCACGGTTGAGCCGACGGCGGCAGGACTGGTTACAATGAATCTGCTGAAAGGCGGCGTTGTTATCCCCGGCAAGAATCCTGCTGCGGCAGCAACTGCGGTCGGCAGCGCCGTAAGCTTGACGACTGCGGCCGATATTTATATTCCGTGCTGCGGCGTTCCCGCTACAATCAGTGCGCAAATTGATGTAGCAGGCACTGTTGATAGTGCGACTATGGTAGTAACAAAAATGGCTTAAAGGCGGTGAACTGCTATGCACAAAAGATTTACGCATTATTGGCATGAGGCCCAGGGCAACGAGGTTAAGCAGCAGGAATTAGAGGACATTGTGTGTGACGCTCTCGATGAGCTGAAAATGCACTGCCCTAAGCTCTATTGGGATACTATGTATAAGATGCACTGCGCTGTGTATGGCCCACATTTTGACGAGCATCTAGCAAAGAAAGCTGTTGCCGGGATGAAGAATGTTGACGGCACGTGTGGTGAGCATTGGACATATGAGCAGACAAGTCAGCTTGCAGACCAGCAAGGCATAACACAAAAAGCTGATTGGTACTATGTCATGAATATGCTCTACTCCGACTACTCCGAGATTTACGGCAGCGACATCAATATGTATATCCGTGTAGCAAAAGCCTATATGCGCGACCCTGACGCACCGGAAGGCAAGGTGTTTGACTTGTGGCTTGCGCAGATGGAAGCCTAACTGTAAGCCTTAAAGCGATATGAGCACATATAAAGTACATATAGTATGTAACAGGTATGTAACAAATAGCGTAAATAATGGCTTGAAATAAGGGTATTCAATTTACCAAACGTTAATAGAGAAGGCTATCTCAATCAATCACAAATCGCAAGAAAAACCCGTAACCATGCAGGTTGCGGGCTTTTTCTTTGCTCACGTTATTTTCAAAAAGTGTCCACAGCTCATGGAAAATCAACTGCGTATGTAACAGGTATGTAACACATATGTAACACGTATGTAACAAACTATATTAAATTTATAGCCTCTAACAGTTGTTCCAGCGTCTTATGAGTGTAAACCCTTTCTGTTACATCGGAGCTTGCGTGTCCTAAAATTAATTTCTTGATTTTTACGTTTACGTCCTTATCGTCAAGCAGGCTTGCACAGGTGTGGCGGCCGTCACCGGGCAAATGGTCCATCTTGAACATGTTCATTACCGGCTCCCAATATCTGCTGCGGTATGCGTCATATGATATGTTCTTGCCTTTCTCATTAGAAAAGATACATTTACCGGTACTACGTTCGCAAGCATCCTTGAAGAAGTCGAAGATTTTATCAGCAATAGGAATTCTTCTGCCACGGCCTGCCGCGGTTTTCATGCCGCCAACGAAGAATTTATTTTCAAAGTCAACGTCCGCTTTCTCAACTTTCACTAACTCAGTGGGGCGCATACCGGTATAACAGAGGATAAGCACAGCTTGCACTTTTATATCCTGGCTGTTCTCCCATAATATAGCAAGCTCCTTTTGTGTCAGCGGATTATGTATTCTGCTTTCAACCTGGGGCGGTAGGCTGGTAAGCTCAACATAGTTCTTTACTATAATATCATTAGCAAGCGCATATTTGGCCATCAGATTACATACGATTCGGATTGCCTTCTTGGTGGCGTAGCCTTTGTCACAGTCATTTATGATTTGCTGGAATTGTGCAGTCTTAATATTCTTAAATGGTATATCCCATAGCGGCGCGCAGCGTTTATATGCTGCCTTATATTGGTTGGATTGCTCTTTGCCGTCAACGTAGGTTGCAGCTTCCCATCTCTCGTGTACCTGGGCAAACGTCAAGCCTACGCTTTCAACATCATAGGGCGATTGATTGTAATCGGCTAGGGCGTTAAGAGCTTCCGTGCGCTTTGCATAGTAGCCTAGTATTTTCATAAGCTGACGGCCCTCATCAGTAAAGCCCGTTGTGATGCGGACCATATACGGCCGCCGCCGGTTCCCGGTCAGCTTCGTAACGGAACCATAGCCGTTAGGTAATTTCATGTTTAGTTGCTCCTTCCTTTTTCAGTTGTTGCATTTTTTGCAACAGTTGGGGATAACATGTGCATAAACTCTTTAAGCGCTTATATGAAGTTATTATTCACAAATTAAACATATTATCGTGATATAATATAAGTAGGTGTTCGGGGCGGCTGTGCGGTCCGGTGTAGGCGCAGTAGACGGCGCAGCTTCCGTGGGCACATATACAAGCACTTTGTACTTTCATTTTTCGGGGTGTTAGATGAAAGCACGATTCTTGATTTTTTCTTAGCTCTCCTTTTTTCTAGGTTTTCATGTTTTTCAAATTTTTTTCATGCAAGGCAAACCTCCTTTCAAATTGTGTTTACGATTCGGCAAAAACAACAGCAACAATAGCTCACGTGTACGGCGTGGGCTATTGTTGTTTTTGTTTGAAAGCCTCATCGCGTAATTCCAAATATAATTCTGTTGCAGTCATATGTTTAGTATCTTTGGAAGTCTTTCCTTTGAATATCGCATACAAAATAAAGAGGACGTAGCAGGCAGTAGAAAACCATACAACCAAATAGGTAACAGGACTTACAGTTTTAACTATAAGTATAAACGGAATTAAAGATAATATAAACAAATATAAATTATCGATATTCTTATATAAATAACATAAAAATTTGACAGTAGCAACGGCTACTACTCCGTTGACCAGCGCCATATAGCCGGTGCCGGCGCCGAAACCCGCACCAAACACGAATACCAAGCAATAAAACTCAAATTTTGTCATAACGCACTTGCTCCTATATTTAATAATAAAAAAATAATGGGCAGCTTTTAGACTGCCCATGTCACGCCTTGCGCCAATGGCACAGCGAAAATTGTTTGATAGAGGTTCTTAATCTGTAGGCTTATAGTGCCACTGTCAACCATGTTAACCACCTCACTTTCTGTCTTTATTTGATTTAATAATAGCACATTTAAATGTAAACTGCAATTCAAATAATTACTTTTCCTAAAACTCTTTATAATGAGCGAGCTTAGTGGTAGAATATAAATAGGTTCTTAATGTTGTAGGCCTGCTTTAATTTGAATGGAGGGCACAATGCAGGTTTTATTGAGTAGGATAATCGGTATATTGCGGGAAGTGAAAGATGAAGAAACGCTGGCTGTCATATACAGTTTTATCCTTGGACTTGTAGACGAAGATTGATTTTTTATTTGCTGCACTAATTTAAAAGGCATAGCAAAATCCCCCGTACCGCGGATGGTACGGGGGATTTTTTATTTGCCGGTTATTTGCTTTTTGCCAGATTATGAACGAAATCTTCAAATAAAGTTTTCATCTCGGGCGGCAGTTTGAGATATTCAAGAAACAAGTTTTTCGTGAATTCATCATCTGTCTTTAGCAGCTTGCCAACTTGCAGTGCTAATTCTTCGTTGGTCGTGTTCCTGGCACGGAACATATTTCCTTCGCCAGTACGTAGCCAATCTTCATTAACATAGAACACACGGCAAATATCACGAATGGATCTATCAGTTATATTGTAAGTACCGTTTTCATAGTTGGCAAGCGTGGACCGTCCTATTTGCATTTTCTCTGCGAACTCCTGCTGATTTAGTTTTAAAGCTTTGCGCAATAGCTTTAAACGCTCATTCATTACAAACCACTCCTTTCTAGTGTTGCCACCAAACATTACGTGCTTATTTTAACATATAAAGAAAAAAAGTACAAGAAAAATGTTTGAAATAAGGAAATACATATTGACGCAAACAGAAGAAGAGAGTATAATAAAACCATGATATGTTTGATACAAGCTATAAAAGTTTGAGTAGAACAAATTGCTGTATACTGTTTCTTGTATCTTACAAAAAAGGGAGGTGGCCACAATGGAAATGTTAGCAACTTCTTTCGCAGTAACCAGCGGAACGCTAATGGGATTGCTGATATTTGTAGTAATTACAAGCTTGCCAGAATTGCGGCAATGGCTTTTGAAGAAAGGCTATAATCAGGCATTCCAGGAAGTGGACCGCAGGCAGGCTGATACTGAACGGCAAGTAGAACTGCTGCAAAGGCGCGTGTTTGAGCTGGAAAGAACTCTGCGAGGACATCTTGTTCGGCATTCCATAAACGATATTCAAAAGAACATTGAGGCTCGTTTTGGAGATGGCGTTGGTAAGCGTAAAGCATGAGTTTAAAGAGTAAGCGATAAGCTTCTTTCTTGGCAGCGCGTTTTCTCCGTTCCTCGCGTTCCCGGTGCTCGGCAATGTATTTCTGAGTGAAGTACGAAACAACAAGCGCTGAAGCGGTGGCGAGGAACTGGGACAAAATTATATCAATAGTAATAATATCACCTCCTTGCTACATTATAGCACGGGAAGAGACGGAAAGGGGCGAGAATAATGGAAGTAAAGCAAGAAGTATTCACTGAAAAGCGCGTAAAGCGCACGGCGGTTGATATGTCCAAACTTAAAGCGGACGGCCTTATGGTTGCGGCCGCATATATGCAAGGCTTGCAAGCTGCCGTAAAACTGTGTGAACAGCAACAACAGGTAGTCGGCCAGTAGTAGGGCTGAAATAGAAACAAGCCCCGCGCCTAGCGTCGGCGCGGGCAGGAGGTGTGCTTTGAATAGTAGGACCGACAAAGATTTGAAAAGAATCATGGGCGCAATCCGGTGTGACACGCTGGAAGAAAAAGCTAAAAAGAAAGAACGCGCAGAAGCTATTGAAAGAGCTGAAAAACGCCACGAAACGGCAATGCGCTTTCTAAAGCAAAGGAGGCAGTAAGATGCTTGGAAACGTTCCTATTAAAACAGCCGCGCGGCTTATGCAAAAAAGCGAAATGTTTGTACGTATGGGCCTGCGTAGTGGCGCGTTACCGTTTGGCGTGGCTATTCACGCTAGCAGTAAAAAGAGTTGGGCTTATCATATCAGCCCGGCAAAGTTTGCAGAGTACATGGGGATTACACCCCTTGACCTGGAGGCAGAAGTATGGAGGTATGAATGAGCAGGAAGAAGAGAAAATGCGCTGTGTGCGGTAAAGACTTGTCGCGTGCAAACTACTCTAAAGTGGTAGACAAGGAAAGCGGCCTGCTTGTTACCGTACGCAGCGGCGGCGAGTGCTGGCGCAAGATGATTATGAAAGGGTGGGGGAAATGAGCAAGACTACTAAAGGTTTAGTGAAAGCGTTTGTCATCACTGTTATTCTGCTTGCCGGTCTTGTCTTTCTGACTGGTGGCAGCGCTGCAAAGCTGGCCATTAGAGCACATGGCTTTTTGTTCCCTAGTTATAGCAGAACCCTGGTTGCTTATTACGTAAGCGAGGGGGAAACAGTGTGGGATATTGCAAATGCTCACATGAAAGAGCAGGACAAGTACAGAGATTGTCGCGAGCTGATGTTTGATATTCGCAAGCATAACAATCTCATAGGTAAAGAGTTACAAGCGGGACAACAAATTGTTATCCCTTTGTATAAAGAAATCTAATTTTATTTTTTGAAAGGAGATTGATTTTATGAACAACGAAGAAATTTCCCAATGGGCGGTTGAAAATTTTCTCTGCAAGGGTGGCGTAGTGCTTGCCGCTAACGATAGCAAAAGCATTGTAGGTGCCAGAGGCACTTTTGAGAAAATCAGCGAGAAGTTTATAAAAGTGCTCGTCGGTATGAGTGTGGCTATCATCAAAAAGAACCCCGAAGATTTTGAAATTCTCGTAGCTGCTACTATGAGCCATTTGCTGGCGCTTGCGGAAATTGCTGAGAAAAAATACGATGCGCCGCAACTCAGTAGTAAAGATGTGATTTATCGCGTCGCAATGACATTATGCGATAAAGACGCTGCTCGTTATGCAGCACTCTCTACAAAGCACATGTTAGAAGAAATGGAGGATGAGGCTTGATGAAGGGTAAACTGATTATGACAGTTGAGCAGGCGGCCGACCGCGTGGCGTGGGAACGCGTCCGCAATAGCGGTATCGGCGGCAGTGACATTGCCTGCATCATGGGACTTAATCCCTGGAAGAGCGCTTACGCACTCTACGCTGAAAAGCATGGCGACGTAGAAGTAGAAGACCTTTCCAATAATGAATTTGTATATTGGGGCACGGTCCTTGAACAAGTGGTAGCTGACAGATTCTGCGAGCTGACCGGCAAGAAGGTTCGCAAATGCGGCACATTGCAGGATGAAAGCTATGAGTTCATGCTGGCGAACGTCGACCGCCTTGTGGTAGGCGAGAATGCAGGCTTGGAATGTAAGACTGCGAACGGCTTTAAGTCGAAAGATTGGGACGGGGACGAGCTGCCAGATTCTTATTATTGCCAGTGTCAGTGGTACATGATGATTACCGGCTGCGAGAAGTGGTACATTGCCTGCTTAATCGGCGGCAACCATTTTGTATGGAAAGAAATTCCCCGCAACGATGAGTTTATTTCAGATATGAGAGCGCAAGCGATTATATTCTGGAACAACCTGCAAAACGATATTCCGCCGGAGGTTGACGGCAGCGAAAGCACTGCCGCAACCATTGACAAAATGAATAAGGATAAGTTAGCGGTTGACAGTATCGCATTGCCTAGCGCAGCAGAGCAATACATTAAGTGTATTGACGGACTGACGGCAACGAAAAAGGTACTGGAAGAACAGTTAGGCCAGGCACAAAATGCCTTGAAGCTCATGCTTGGCGGCAGCGAAAGCGGCGTGTTTATGGATAGAAAAATCACCTATAAACAAACTGCTGCAAGAGTAACGCTGGACAGCAAGGCGCTGAAAAAAGACCTGCCGGAGGTATACGAAAAGTATGCTAAGGTTGGCAAGCCTAGTATGAGGTTCACGTTAAAATGAGCCTTACAGAGCAGGAGAAATTAGGCGTTACCCTATTCCATAAAAGGAAGGAATTAGGGCTGCTGCAAGGTGATGTTGCTACAATGGTTGGCGTAGAAAAGCCGACTATCAGCTCATACGAATGCGGCGTAGTTAAAAATAGTGCATTGCGTACACGCGTAAAATTGGCACAAGCATTGGACTTGTCGCTGGAAGAAATTTTATATGACAGTGAAAAAGATTGTTTGAAATTAAGGAGGTTAAAAGAATAATGGCAACAGTAAAAGGTATTACAAAAAGAACGGCAGCGCCTGCGGCCGCAAGCAAAGCACCTTCTGCATTAGGTGTGATGATTGGTTCTCAAAGCGTGCAGCAACGTTTTGAGAAGATGTTAGGTAAGAAAAGCGCAGGCTTTCTTTCCTCTTTGCTGACACTGACTAACAATAATAAATTGCTGGCCACGGCGAACCCGAAAACTATTCTGGCGGCGGCTGCGACTGCTGCAAGCCTGGACCTGCCCATTAACCCGTCTTTGGGTAAGGCATGGATAGTGCCTTACAAGGGCGGCGCACAATTCCAGATTGGTTATAAGGGCGTGATTGAGCTTGCAATGCGCACCGGCAAAATGAAGCATATCATTATGACGCCGGTGTACGAGGGCGAAATCAGAGATTGGAACAGATTCACCGAGACATATGCACCGGGCGAAAAAACTTCTGATAATATTGTAGGCTACTTCGCAAGATTTGAAACCATTAACGGCTTCAGCAAGACCGCATACTGGACTAAAGAAGAAGTCATTAGCCACGCTAAACGTTTTAGCAAGGCTTTCAATAGTGGCCCGTGGCAGTCTGATTTTGATGCTATGGCTTGCAAAACCGTTCTTCTCTCTATCATGAAAACTTACGCGCCTATGTCCATCGAGATGCAGGAAGCGTTAGAGAGCGACGGAAAAGCCGCTGTGCTCAACGAAGAAACCGGCGAGGCTGAATACATCGACGTTGACGCAGAACAAGCGCAGGAACAAGCGCAGGAGCTTACAGAGGGCGGCAAGGTTGATACTGTAACCGGCGAAATCTTCACGGCAGAAGAAATTGAAGCAAGCATGAAATAACCAAAATCATCGGGGACAAAATGTCCCGAAAAGTGGAGACAAAATGTCCCCCAACTTTGGGACAAAATGTCCCCTAAAAATTTGAAAGGAGTGGGACAAAATGTTGAACGTAAAAGCGACACCGTGTGAAAAAAGTAAAGCAATAGTTTTTTTTGGTGAGAGATACATTGACTTGAATAACCTTTTTTTAGACAAGGTAAGAAAGGCAACCCCAAATTTTTTTGGCATGACTTTCGAAATTTTTGGAAATGCTGCCGACCTTCAAAATGCATCCTGCTTTAGCATCTTTAGAAAGCGTAATCCGAAACGTTGGTACAGATTTTGAAGTTCTGTAAGAAGGACGGAAGAATCAAGGTATACCGCAAGAATAATAAAATGGTGTACGAAGTACCTACTTATTTCGAGGAGTAAAATATGGCTGGCAGATATTATTGGCTGAAACTCAACGAAAACTTTTTTGAAAGTGATGTTGTTGAGTGGTTGGAAGACCAGGAAAATGGCGAAAAATACGTACTCTTGTACCTTAAACTGTGCTTGAAGTCGCTGAAAACAGACGGCGTACTTGTGCGGCAGGTCGGTAAAATGACCATCCAGCATACGGCTGAATCAATCGCCAAGCAGACGCAATTTGACATTGAAATTGTTGAAAATGCACTTGTGTTGTTTGAGCAAATAGGCCTTATTGAAAAGAACGATAAAGGTGAAAGCTACCTGCCGGAAGTTACAAATATGACTGGCAGCGGCAGCGCGTCAGAATCAGCAACGAAGAAAAAGACACAACGCCAAACCAAAAAAAGACAAAACGTCCCGCAAAGTGAGGACAAAATGTCCCGACTTTCGGGGACAAAATGTCCGACAGAGTATAGAGATAAGAGTATAGAGTATAGAGATAAGAGTATAGAGTATAGAGATAAAGAAAAGGATGATTATCATCATCCTAAAAGAAATGACGATGACGAGGAAAAAACGCATACTGAAATTTTTGCCTTGTGGGAGAAAAACATGATGCCGCTTACTCCAATCGTCGGAGAAAAACTGCAAGCCTTGTTAGGTGAGGTTGGCGAAGCTGCCGTTGAGCAAGGAATACTAGCGGCGGTAGAGCACGGCGCTAGAAACTTTGCGTATGTGCAGACCGTAGCAAGAAACTACGTCAGCGGCAACAGCAAGAAGCAGAATGCAGGTGCCGGATATTCTAGCATGGACCTGGTAAACGAACTTTACGGAGATGTAGGAGGTGAGGGCGATGCTGCAACAGCAGAGAATAGCCCAAACGATTGTTAAGCTGCAGCAGGCAGGTAAGCGGATGCCGCAGGATATGCGGCAAGGATTTGACCGCCTGGAAGAAGCGAAAAGAATACTCTCAGAGACAGTCAACCTTTGGGCGAGTATCTTCAACCAGCAAAATATAGGCCTTGAACGCTGGGAGAAAGCAGAGCAGATTGCGCTTACCTTGACCGGTGCGAACGGCCTTAACGTGAATATAATCAGCCCGGCGCTGATGCAGGCTGCTTTGAAGCAGGCAGAAGAAGCTCATGTGCAGGAGAATATAAACCGCTGCAACATGGAGAAGCTGAGCGACGGCAAGCCGCTTGCTGATAGGCTGAACAGTATGCTGCTGAAATGGACGGCGGCAAAGCTGACGGAACACCGGCTCATTATGCCGTATATGCCGCAGAACAAAGATGTGTTTGAATACGGCCGGCAGCTTGGCTTGAATGATAACGCTATTGACAATCAATTCCGTATCCTGCAATGCTACATGAACGACTTTACGTACAGTCGCAAGCATAATGAGCCTTGTAAAAGTAAGCTGCTGAAATGTGGCGATACGCTTACTCTGGAGGTGCTGGCGTGAGGGATTGGATGGCGTGGATTGGCGCTAAATACGGCACATTGACCGTTGAGAAGTATTTGGGCAACCAAGGAACCAGGAACACCTTCTTTTTAGTGCGGTGTGACTGCGGCAAAACAAAAAAAGTTATAACTAGCGACTTCTTAAAAGGTAAGGCAAAATCTTGCGGCTTATTGAAATGCAAACGCGCGGTTGCCAGTGCCAAGCTGTTGGATTTACCCCGACCGCCTAAAGGCGACGCGGACCCGAATCGACAAACTGTTAGCGCAATAGAAGCACGCTTAAAGCCTAAATACTTCTGTAAGGCTGTTGCTCCGGAGTGCACGATAAGCACACTCTTACACATCTGCTGCTGTGAGTGCGACAGACCTTGCAAGCGGTGCGAGAATACGCCGCAGAAGTGCGGAGCGAGGGAGAGAAATAATACCGCGAATCACTCATCCTAACAAGGGTTGTTGAGGTGGCGAGCTGCACAGGCTCAAAGGCTGATTACCTGGAAACACCGCATTGAGTGCTAAGAATAAACGTAAACGCTGGCGATAACTGCGCAGTTAGTCTAATCAGCTTACTGTATGGGTGGCTTACTAGCGTGCCCGGCTCATGTGTAATAAAACACGAAAGAGCTGGCGTGAGTGAAACACGTAGTATTTTTTAGCGGCGGCGCGTGTAGTTATTGCGCTGCTAAGCGAGTTATAGAAAACGTCGGTAAAGAGAACGTTGTCCTGCTTTTTACCGACACGAAAATAGAGGACGAAGATTTATACAGATTTATCGACGAAGCAGCGGAGAAGCTGGGCGCGAAATTAATAAAGATTGCTGACGGTAGGACGCCGTTCGAGGTGTACCGGGATAGCAAATTTTTAGGCAACAATCGCGTCGCACCGTGTAGCCATATCTTGAAGCAACAAACGGCCCATGATTATATTTTTAGCAATTACGCTCCGGAAGAAACAGTGCTGTACCTGGGGTTGGATTGGACGGAAACACACCGTTTTAATGCACCGAGGAAAAATTGGGCCCCGTTCGAGGTTAAATATCCCATGAGTGAAGCGCCGTATCTTAGCAAGGCTGATATGCTTGAAGTGCTAAAAGCTGACAGTATAGAGCCTCCAAGACTGTACGCTATGGGGTTTGCGCATAATAATTGCGGAGGCTTCTGCTGCCGCGCAGGGCAAGGACATTTCGCAAAACTACTTGAAGCGTTGCCGGACCGATACGCAAGAGCAGAGCAGGAAGAAAATTCCATGCGTGAGTTATTAGGCAAGGACGTGGCGTTCATGAAAAAGACCACGAATGGCGTTGCAAAGCCTTATACATTAAGGCAACTTCGACGGGATGTGGAAACTCATAAGGAGATTGACTTATTTGATATTGGCGGCTGTGGCTGCTTTGTTGATAGTGACTAAAGGAGGTTGAAGAACATGATGAATAAAGAAGAAGTTCGCCAATATTGGCGACACCAGGAACGAATGACGGCCTTAAAAGTTTTTTGTTTATCGCTTATAGGCGCGGCATTGCTGGTTGTAGGTTGTGGGGAAACGGCAGAAGAAATTGACGCGAACAATGCCAAAAGCAGAGCCGCCGTTGAAGCTGCCAGCGCGAATAATAATATCAAAAGCACCGGTAGTGTTATTGCTAAAAAAGTAGGTGGTAGCGCAACTATCATCTTGCCAGACAATCAGAAGTTGCAACTTGTTACATGGAAAAATGACAATATGTGGGTGCTTTATCGTCCTATGAGAGCTGATGAACAGGCGGAAACTTACACTTATCAAGAAGATAGTAAGTTCGGCCTTTTGGAAGCGAAGATTGTTATTCGCGAGGTGAAGAAATGAGAGTGATTAAACCAGACGAGAGCCGTAACATGTGGCGCATAAATCGTCATGTGGCAGGAGTGAAGCGCCGTATCCTCAAATTGACACATGGGCCGCTTAAAAGATTGAGATTTTTTCAACATACAGGCCAGTGTATTAATTCCTTGGGAATGTGCTCCTTTAATTGGCTGAAGCTCAGACTTAACAACAGAAAAATATACGTGGCGTATCGTATTCGCGTGTGGATAAAGAGAGATTGAAAGGCTGGTGATAGAAACAATGAAAGCTAAACAACGAAACAGGCATGAGCGCAAGAAGTATCTTAAGGCTTTACGGTACGGCGCTAGGTATGAGGTTATAACCACGCCAGCCGTCCGCGAGTTGATTATCAATAAAAATAAACACCGCGGGCAGCAGATTTTGCGCTATTACAAGCGCTGCAAAGATGATGCTTACGCGTTGTTGCAAAGAGAAATGGAGAGGAGGGAGTAAATCATGACCGTTAAAGAACTTTACGAATGGGCGAAAGCCCGAAACGCAGAAGATATGACATTGCACGTAGATACATGGAATGAGCTTTTCAATGAGTTGGTGGTTGAAAGCAATTTAGCAATCGCCAAATTAGACAGTAGCACCACGGCGGTGGTTATTCGGAAATAAAAAGGGGGGATAATAAGTGACAGCTTGCGAAAGTG